GTTCCGTTGAGAAGCGGAACAAGATTCACGCCTAGTCGGGGCGTAGCGCAGTCCGGTAGCGCACTAGCATGGGGTGCTAGGGGTCGAGTGTTCGAATCACTCCGTCCCGACCATATTTTTCAATGACTTAGCCCAACTCTAGCCAGTTGGGCTTTTTCATTGGTGGGGAGTTTTTCGGGACTTCATCCTGTTTTCCTCTTCAAGATTGTCAGCACCGGTCCTCGAGAGTCGGTAGCTGATACCATATTCGCAGCCTCAATCAGATGTCCTAACTCGGCCCCCGAGTAGTGACTGGTGATGCTGCCGTTCTTGTGCCCCAGCAAAGCCTTTCGGTCTTCCTGCGTGACACCTGCCGCCCGAAGGCGACGGCCAAATGTGTGCTTCAAATCGTGCACCCTTATGGATGCATACCCAGGGTGAGCGGGGCGAAGGTTTTCCTCCTGCCAGAGTTTCGCCGCTCTCACCCGCGCCTTCTTCCAGGCTGAGTCGTTCATGCGATGCATTGCGGTTCCGTTGTAAGGGAAAACCCACTCCTTGCTCAGGCCGCGCTGCTTATCAATGATCGACTTCGCCACGTTGTTGAGCACGACCAGCCGCTCATCACCATTTTTCACACCTGATCGCTCGTTCCGGCCCCCGAAGTCGGACGGTATAAGGAACACGCTGGTACCAAGCTCTGGCACCGGAATCTCCCAATCCCACCTCAACTTGCAGACCTCTTGCTCGCGGCAACCCGTGTTCACTTTGAACAGGGCCATTGTCTGCAGGTGAGCCGGTAACTCTCCGAAGAGGATCGATTGCTCTTCCCATGTCATTGGGTAGGGCTCGCGAACCTTTTTCTTCAGGTCCAGCCTGGTCAACATAGGCACCGAATCAAGCCAGGGCCTGCGCTCCTCATCCCTCCATTTCCTCACGCAAAGCGAAAGCACACGTATCACCCGCTCGATCGAGATATTGATCGTCCTAGGTGCTACCGGCTTCAATTGCTTTCCGCATGGCAGTACCATTCCTTTCAATCGATCCTTCACGAATGGCTCAAGCGCCTGATCATCAATGTGTGTCAATGGCAGATCCTTGAGGTAAGGGTGCAATTGCTTCAGGTGATGTGCGGTCAGCTTGATCGAAGGCTGGTCCTTGTGGTCGATCAGGAACTTTGTTGCGGCCTCGTCCCATGTGCGCACCCGGCGCACGCCATAGACCTTTTGCTGCCGAAGCTGCTCCAGGCGGTGAATCAGATACTGCTCAGCTTCTTGCCGGTCACTAGTGCCAGTGCTTTCTCGAAGTCGCTCGCCTCGGAAAACTTTGTCGATTTGCCAGACTCCACCTTTCTGGTAGAGGCCGGAGATCGCTTTTCTCGCCATGGTTTACCTCCTGTTGGTTCGCCACGGCACTCGCTGCGGGGGCGATTGTTGTCCTGATTCGCTGCCTTTTCAATCGACTTGCTCTCGACGTAGGCGTCGGCCCACTGGTCAAGCTCGATTCGGTCGAACGCCACGCCTTGTTTCCCGATAGGGAATTCACGGACGTTGGGCCTGACCGTTCTGTTGAATTCGTCCCGGCACATCCCGAGGTAGCCTGGCGCATCCATAAACCGGATGAACCGCGGCGGAATACTCGTTGCTTTTGCCGCTGTGGCATTTGCCATGTCTTGCTCCGCGCCGCGCTCAGCGGCAGACGTTTAATGAATGGTCTCGCTGTCCTGGCCGACGGCAATCTGGCGTGCCTGTTGTTCGGTGCGGAAGGACATGTGCTGCTTGATACCGCCGCAGTCGGCGATGACCCACCAGAATCCGCCAAAGCGGTGTGGGCCTTTGATGATCTTCGTGATGGTCACGGTGTGCTCCATGCCGCGGGTGGCGGCAGAAGGTGGTGAGGGGTTAGGCCAGGTCAGCCAGCGCGAAGACGATGCCCCGGCAATAGATGCCGCCGTCTTCCACAACCTCGAACGTGGCATGTGGGATATCGGTCTGGTAAGTCCAGGCGTAGCCTTCCTCCTTGCACCACAGCGCCTCAATGGGTTTGGCCTTGGCCTTGCGCTGGAAGTACTGCTGCAGCTCGTCGTCATCGTCGATGCTCTCCCGGTCGGGCAGGACGCCTTGGGCATCTACCAGCGCGGTTCCGCCTTCGTAGCAACCGATCTCTTCCTGGGCGGCGCCTTCGAATTCCATCAGATCGTCGCTGGCGCCGTAGACGATCATCAGTCCTGATTCCTCGGCGATCTGGATCAAATCCTTGTGGATGCGGCAGGGGTAAGCGATCCCGCATATACGGTCCGCGAGTTCTTGTTTGTTCATGGCATGGCTCCGCCCGCCGTTTACCGACAGGCTGTAGGTGCATTGGGTTACATCATCGCCACCAGGCACGCCGCCGCGATTTGGCGCCGCAATTCCTGGCGTTGTTGAAGGTTGATCAGGTCGCGCCTGTATAGGCGGTTGGTCCATCTGTCGCATTCACGGAGGAAGCGATTCCTGGATTTTCGGGTGGTCACTGGTGCAATGGCGATAATTGCTTGTGCCAACGCTCTCATGAGGCTCTCCTTTTTGGGTGAGCCTTGATGGTCGGCGCATTAAACTGTCGGTTTCCCGACTATTTGCAGTTGAAATTATTCAAGGGTTTGTCCCCTTGTAGATGACGACGTAGGCGAACCAGAGAGTGGCGATCATGGCGTCACCCGCTTGAACTCGACGACCCAGACCCAGGGGTTGGTAGTCCATGAATCGGCACCGTTGATGGATTCCCACAGTTCCCGCCACGCCGCTGGATACCAGTCGCGGTAGTTTGGTGAAACGTCATCGCTTGCCAGCTCCGGAGGACATTGCAGGCCTTCCGCCCGGATATCGGCGCGGCTGATGTCCTGCAACCGCTCAACCCGGACGGCGGTGATCTCCAGCAGGATGCGACCGGCCCAGCGCTGCATGTGGATACTCGGGCGGGACTTTCGCGGATAATTCCAGTGGGCAACAGAGCCGTTGTACTCGGGATCTCCGCAGCCGGCATATAGGACCGGCTCCCCGTCAGCGGCATATCGCGAGAGGACGGCACCGTTGGTTGTGTCGTAATCCGCCTCGGTCGTCTCTCGCACCCACAGCCGGTCGCCAGGCCGCCCGTATGGGCAAAGGTCAGCATTGCCAGGCAGGGCCAAGAACGCCGGCTCAAACCCAGCGGCCAAGCAGTCCAGCGCCGCCCGTTTCTTCACCTCGCGCCGCGTGACCGTTTTCCGGTCTTCCAGAATGGCGCGCACCATCGGCGCCGAGAACAGGATGGGGCGTTCTTTGATTGTGGTCATGGCGCTATTCCGTCCCTGCGAGATATGCCGGCTCAGTGGCAGCTGCCAGCCATTCACGCAAAGTGCCGACGATCTTCGTGCGGTCATCTTCATCGCACCACGGCTTGTCGAGCCATTCAGCACTGACCAGCTCAACATCCCAGTCGTCATAGGCGCCAGGCTCTTCGCCGTTCATTTCTTCGAGCACCCGCCGTGCGCCTGCCTCATCGACAGCCGCAACCCAATCGCAATCGCCGACCATGAAGGCGAGCAATTTAGGTGGCGTGGGCTGGCTGCCGTTGAGTTCGAATACTTGTTCTCGGTTTTCAATGGTCATGACTTCGTCCTTGCCGCTATAGCGGCTGACTTTGAAGGGGGAGGGGGAAATTTGCGCTGGTTGACCTTCTGCCTGAGAATCGCGCATCTACTGCGAGAGCTATTAGGATGAAAGTTAGAACCAGCTGGTTGGAGCGGATAATCGTTGGGGTATGTATTGCGATAGCGGTCGGTGGCGCGATATCCGGTTATTTCTATGATCCGCCATGGCTGAATAGGGCCGGCTCGGTGATCATCGTTATCGGGGTGATCGCGGCATCTGTCAGACTTCAGGAAGTGCTGACCTCTCAAATAAATCGCTTCCGAGAAATGAGCGATGAAAAGCAATTGCAAGAGCTTTATGAGGTGCATGAGCGTTTTTTTGGTCGCCCTCTAGACGCCGCGTATAAGAAAGGGCTGGAGTCGCTGGTGAATAAAGGGCTCGAGACAATGTTCGCCAACTACATTGAGCGACGGGTCAAGCGGCTTAAGTCCGTGGAATTGAGCATCCTCATTGCTGGCACCCTGATAAACGGTTTCGGAGATCTAGTAGTGCTGGGCATGCAAAAGTTGTCGTAGGCCTGATGTGGCTCCTGACGTGCCCCGTTGCGACGTTTTCAAACTGCTTACTATGTTGCCTCCATCGATACCAGATCATCGGCATTCACAACCCGCATGCCGAGCTCCTTGCCGATGTGAACTTCAAGGCTGGCGCCGCGGGAGTCTTGCCAGCCGGGCAGGGTGGCTACGGTGTCGCATTCCATCAGGGCCTTGATGTCGCGGCGCATGCACTCGCTCCAGGTGCCCGGGTCTGGGTTGAGCTCGGCGGGGTTGATGACGCTGTGCCCCGCGGCGCGCAGGGTGGCGGCCGTGGAATGGAACATCGGGAAGTTCAGGTCCAGCATGTTGGTCATGGGACCGCTGATGTAGATGCGCTTCATGCGGCCTCCTTGGGCGTATAGGTCAACGTGCCGTCGAGGATCGCCTCCTTGATGGCGTTAAATTCCCATGCGTAGTACTGGCACTCGACATAGACCCGCATGCCTTTGCGGTAGTCGTGTTTCTTGCGTCGAATGAATGCCTCGGCGGCGTCCTTGGTAAAGTGCGCGCTGACGTACTCCCAGGTTTCTTGCCAGCCTGTGACGGCGTAACCCTCCAGCTCGCCCAGCACGTCCCATTGATTCGACTCGTCGGCCTTCATGAACTGGCAGCCCGCCAATTCCTGCATTGCCTTGTTCAAAG